ACCTTGGCGCTATACTCTGAAATATCAAATGTTGTAACACTTAAAATTGGAAAAACTGCAGAAGAAATTGCTGCAGAACAAGCAGCAGCTGAAGCTGCAATTGCAGCCGCTACTGCAGAAGTAGCACGGCTAGCAGAGATAGCACGGTTAGCAGAGGTTGCCAGACTTGCGGAGGTAGCACGTCTTGAAGCAGAAGCGGCAGCTCTTATCGCCGCGCAAGCAGCAGCCGCGCAAGCAGCAGCAGACGCCGAAGCTGCAAGAATAGCGGCAGAGGTTGCAGAAGCAGCAAGACTAGCGGAGATTGCAAGGTTAGCAGAGGTCGCAAGATTAGCGGAGATTGCGAGACTAGCAGAGGTAGCAAGACTTCAAGCAGAAGCAGCAGCGTTGTTAGCAGCACAGCAAGAAGAGGCAAGAATTGCAGCAGCAACTGCTGAGGTAGCACGACTTGCAGAAGTAGCGAGATTAGCAGAAGTTGCAAGACTTGCTGAAGTTGCAAGATTAGCAGAGGTCGCAAGACTTGCTGAGGTTGCAAGATTGGCTGAGGTTGCAAGATTGGCAGAAGTAGCACGACTTGCTGAAGTTGCGAGATTAGCGGAAGCAGAGAGAATTGAAGCTGAAAGAATAGCAGCAGCGACTGAAGCTGCTCGTGTAGCAGCCGAAGCAGAAGCTGCCCGTATAGCCGCCGAGGTTGAAGCTGCAAGAATTGCAGCAGAAGAAGCAGCACAAGCGGAAGCTGACAGAATTGCAGCAGAAGAAGCTGCAAAAGAAGAAGCAAGAATTAAAGCAGAGGCAGAGGCAAAAGCAGAAGCAGAGCGCATAGAGGCAGAGATTGAAGCAGCAAGAATTCAAGCAGAGAAAGAAGCACAAGAAGAAGCAGACCGCATTGCAGCAGAAATTAAAGCAGCAGAAGAAAAAGCAGAAGCTGAAGCAAAGGCAGAGGCTGAGCGCATAGAAGCAGAGCGCATAGCGGAAGAAGAAAGAGCCATTGCAGAAGCAGAAGCAGAGCGTATAGCAGCAGAAAAAGAGGCCATTGCAGAGGCAAAGGCTGAAGCACTTGCAGAAGAAAAAAGAATTGCAGCAGAAAAACTTGCAGAAGAAGAAGCTGCTGAAAAAGCAGAAGCAGAAGCACTGAAGAAAGCTGCCGAAGAAGGTAAACTAACTGAAGAACAAAAAACGGTTATTGCAACTGCTCTTATTGAATCAGTTGCTCCTGGTGAAGTACTTTCCGCATCTGCAATACAAGAAGCAGGAATTGAATACAAAGACTTGCCTGCAGAAACTCCCGTTGATGTGCGTACCGACGAAAACGGTAATGCAGTTGTAATCACCGCTGAAGTTGCTGCGCAAATTGAGTTGTTGGAAAATCCTGGAGAACTATTGGCAACAGCCTTTTCAGACCCAGGCGCAGCATTGGCAGCTCTTGGAAGTATTGGCGCAGATATGTCAGAAGAAGAACGTGAAGAAGCAACTGACATGGTTGTGGCAACAGTTGTTGCTGCAGGTGCTGCTATGAACGCAGTCGGTGCTGCAACAGGCTCTACTGGAGGTTCAACTTCTGGTGGAAGTAGTGGGGGCGGAAATTCTGGTGGTGGAGGCTCATCAGGTGAGAGCAAAGGCGTAAGGAGACGTAAGTCATGAAAGTGCTAAAAGATATGATTGACCAACTCTGGACATTACTTGGCATGTTTATTGCTTGGGTAGTTCTAGATGGTTCTGCAAAAACAATTGTTGGTTATGCAATTATTGCAACATTAGTTGCATGGGCTATTACGTATCCACTGCGTAACCGCGAAGAATAAGAGACTATTGTCTCTGAGTAGGGCACTCAGTAAGGAGAACCATGGATATAAACACACTTAAGGCTGCAGGAGCTACTTGGCTGCGTGCAAGTCTTGCTGCTGTTGCAGCGCTCTATATGAGCGGAATTTCAGACCCAAAGACTTTGGCAAATGCTTTTGTTGCAGGTCTTCTCGGTCCAGCAGCAAAGTTTGTAAACCCAAAAGACCCATCATACGGCTTCGGCTCAAAGAAGTAATTTAGAGGAGTAGCACCAGTGACAAACACTTTTATGACTTTAGGTATTGTCGCTGGTGCTCTCATTAGTGTGGGGGTGCTCTTGAGTCCAATATACAAACGAGTAAAACGTTGGGCTCAATGGATGGAGCGTTTCATGCGCGATTGGGAAGGCGAAGAAGAGTCGCCAGGTCGTGACCGTGTATCAGGTGTGATGGAGCGCCTCAACAATGTAGATGGCGAACTAAGTCAGAATGGCGGTTTTACAACCGTAAAAGACCGTGTAGACAGGTTATACGAAAATCAAGTGTTGATAATGGATGCTTTTGATGAGCTAAGTGAACGACTCATCAATATTGAAAATTGCTTAATGAATAACCAAACAGAAGACGAAAAGTAAGGGACTATTAGCACATGGACCTAAGCAAATACAACAAGCCAGTAAACACATCTGGGCCAAGCAACTTCTTTGGTAATGTGTCTGCTCGTGCAACCAGTACAAGCCAAATGGTGTTGTCACATCAGATGGGCTTAGAAGCTGCTCACTACGGTAACGAACTAGGAAAAGATTACGCTTCTCACGTAGGTGGGATTAACTCTGCGCTATCTGCACAAGAGCACGGTCAAACATCTGCGCTATCTGCACAAGAGCATGGGCAAAGACTTAAAGAAACTGCAGCAACTAATCGTCACATAATTAAAAAGACTATTCTTGACCATCACAACGACTTAGAGAAGAGAGCTGTTGACCATCACTTATCAACAGACAAGTTGCGTACAGAGTCTAAATTAAGAATTAGAGAATCAAACAACACTTCTAATAACACAATAAACGAAGCTGGAGTTGCTCACAGGCACGCTGGCGAATTAATTAATCGTATTGCTGCAGCTGGTCAAGGCGGAAAACCAGCTGAATTTTCTGGTAATGGAATTACAGCAAAATTTACTTTAAAGATGCCAGATGCACCTGGAACTAATCCACCACCAACTGTTGCTCCAAGCCAAGCAAAAAAGATGATTCATGTTACGCCAGTAACTCGCACAAATACACCGGCTCCAGCTCCCGCTCCTACAGCAACTGGTGGACCAAAGCCAACAGTAAAGCGTGCACCTAATGGGCGTATGGTTTCTCTTAAAGAAACAACACCTGATGTTGCGCCAGCTAAGAAGGCAACTGCAAAGAAGGTAGCTCCTACTAAAGGACAACCAACAGTGACTCGTGATAAAACAACTGGTCGCATCGTTGGTATTAAGAAGAAGTAATGGCTACAAAGAAAAAGGCTCACGCTAAGAAGTCAACTCCTGCATGGACTCGCAAAGAGGGTAAGAACCCTGAAGGCGGATTAAATGCTAAAGGTAGAGCTTCTGCAAAAGCACAAGGGCATAACCTAAAGCCACCAGTATCAGCAGACCAAGCAAAGAAATCTCCCAAGTCTGCAGCACGTCGTAAATCTTTCTGCGCTAGGATGGGCGGTATGCCTGGTCCTATGAAGGACGAAAAAGGAAGACCAACAAGAAAGGCCCTCTCACTTCGTAAGTGGGATTGTTAACTAAGGAGTAGAACAATGACAGCATGCGCTAACTGCACTAACGATTCAGTTTGGATTTATGAGATTACATCTTCTCATACAATTCCTTACTGCTCTATTCACTTGCCAAAGTTTCTCAATGCCCGTAAAAACGCTGGTTTACTAAAGCGTTCTGACGAAATGGTTCAAGAACAGTCTGATGCATTTGAGGCTTTAGCAACAAAGTCTTCTAAGAAGTCTTCAAAAGCGCCAGTTGAAGAACCAGCAGTTGTTGAAGAAGAACCAACTACACCTGAAGAATAATGCCTGTCATTCGCAAATTTGCGGTACAGGGTCACGCAATACCTTCAATAGTGCACGAACCTAGAGGACCTTTTCCTCCAGAAGTGTTAGCTGAACCAGAAATGACAATTGACCCTAGTCATTCAGACTCTTTACACGTTGGATTAGACAACATCAGATTCTTTAAGTGTCGTCATTGTGACGCCATCTTAGTTCAAGAAGACCTTGATGACCACATCTGTGAGGAATAAACGCTGACATTAAGTCAATAGTCTTGGATACTATCTTTAAGGTTCCCCTAAGCGCATGGGGAAAGTACACACCTCTCTAGAGAAAGTAGATATCATGGCAGTAAATAACGCAGGAGCTCAATTAGACTCCGCAGGAGAAATTGCAATTGATTTTGTATGGGGCAACTTTGCTCCACAACCAAACGATTCTCGCACAACTCGTTTAAACCTAGCACTTGGAGACCACATCAACCTAGAATCAGGTTGGAATGGATACCCACAGTACACACCAAACACAGCAGGTTCTGACGTAGCAGGTTCAACTGACTACGTAAAGGTCACTAGCGTTCTTGGTTTCACAACAGCAGATGCAGCAGACGTATTGGCAGACAACGGCCTTACAGTTACAACTGCATCAGCAGCAACTAACGCTGCTTCAACAATCACAGCAGTCGCACGCACAGGTACAACAGCAACAATCACCTCATCAGGTGCTGGCGCTAAGTACCCAGTTGGAACAAAGATTGTAGTTTCATCTCTTGCATCTCCAGATACCGCACTAAACGGTACCTACACAGTTACAGCAGTTGCTACAAACACTGTTTCTTACACAACCACAACTTCAGGAGCACTATCAACATCAGGACTCACAGTTGCTGGCCTTGTTGGTCTTGCTGGAACAATCAAGACACAGTCAATTGCAGGTGGTGCAGCAACAACAGCACCAGGTGCAGCAGTAACAATTACACCTTGGGCAACAGCCTCCTAATTAGGAGTTAATCTATGGTACGTCCTACAGGCGGAAGCAGCTCTTCTCGGAGGGCTGCTCCGTCTGCTCAGGAAATGATGAATGCAATAGGCCGAGATATTTTCGGTGATGATTTTCAAGGCGGAGTAACCGCATCTTCTAAAGGTTCTTTTAACAGAATTTCTGACATCATGTTTGATGATGACCAGTCAATGGATTACTACAATCCCACTAACTACGGTAACTGGGCTGGTGAGAAATACCAAACAGCCGATGGACTTGCTCCTGGACGTAGTGTCTACGAAATTATTGACTTCAATCAGAACATGAATGCAGACCAGTTAGACAACCCTGCTAACTGGAGAATACCTGGATTTCAACCAGATGAGATGGAAGATACATCTCCAGCTGACATCACAGTAGTTCCAACCTCTACTACTAATCCAGAACGACCAAGAACAGTTGCTGCTGGTTACGATGAGGATGAAGAAAAACTTACAGTTATTTTCCGTGATGGAACCTTCTACAACTATTACGAAGTTACAGGCGGTGAGTGGGCTGCGTTTAAAGCCAACCGCTCTAAGGGAGCTATTATTGCTCGTATGCTTGACTTCAAGCCTCGTGGTCCAGCAGATGTTTCAAGCCTGTCTAAGAAAGCACAGCAAGCGTTCTACCGCTATAGTCGTGGTGCTCAAGTTGCTGTAAAAGGAAAAGTTCCAGGACAGACTAAAACTATGTACAAAACAATTGCTCAAAGCAAACGCGGTAAAAACCCATCTACAGGTGGAAAAAACCCAAGAGGAAGATAAATGCCAAAGGTACACAACATCGGACCAAAACACTTCGTACAACTAATTGATTTACCTGTTATCTGGGGAAAAAAGTTTGTTGTTCGTGGATGGACTCAAGAGATAGAAGAACCGTTTAGAACTTCTGAACCCTTTTTAGTAAGATTACCTAAGTACAAAGCACTAGCCTTCGGCAAGTGGACTGGCTTTAAAACTGAAGAAGACGCACTTAAATCGGCACTCAACACACGGGAAGTAACATATGATGATTTTACGGAAGAAGCGGGATGGACAGCCCCAGACTCGGATAGAGAAGCGAGTCTCAAAGATATCAACGCCAGACTTGATTCTGTGGATGGAGCAGTCCATGTACACGATTGGCAAACTTATTACAGAATGGCAGAAGAGTCACAACAAAAACCTTCTTGATGAAGTTGTACTGGGAACTGAAGTTTTCAATGCAATTGCTAAAGAGTTAAAGAAACGTGCGTAGTGTGTGCTACGATTTGCTTGCTTCACCTCTCTCCTGGTCTGGCGATGGCCCACAGCAATGTGGGTCTAGTCAATTAATGAGGAAAAATGCCTATTGATTTTGATGACCAAAAGTTTGAGGAAATTAATCCTGAGTTTTATATGCAGGAAGAAGACCCTGAGCAGATAGAGCTTGAAAAAGAAGAAGAGCTTGATGAGCTCTCTCAACAGTTTGTAGACAAGCTAATTGACAAGATGATGGACTTTTTAAAAGTTCTAGTAGGACATGACCTGCACCCGTACCAAAAGCCTTTAGCACGTCGCATTATGGAGTCAGTGATTATCAACGATGCTGAAGAGATAACCGCTCTCGCTGCACGTCAGTCAGGTAAATCAGAGACGGTTGCTGACACTGTAGTTACTCTAATGATTTTGTTACCTCGGTTAGCAAAACTATACCCAGAACTACTTGGTAAGTTCAAAGACGGTGTGTGGGTTGGTTTATTTGCTCCAACAGAAGGACAGGCAGAAACACTCTTTGGTCGTGCAGTAACGCGTCTTACCTCTGAGCGTGCGTTAGAGATTTT